TCTCGAAGAGGGTCATCGAATTGCTCAGTAGAGATATCGTCTTTAACAACGATAACACCGATGTTGTTACGGTCTACGATGTAGAAATCGAAAGTTTTATTTACTTGGTCAAATGGGATGAATGGAGAGAAGATAACATTCAATCCAAGAGCATTTGAAGTGTTGAAAGTACGTGGGTCATGACCAGACACAGTACCTTGTCCGAAAGCAGCAACTGAGCTTCCTTCTAAAGCAGCGTTCTTAGCGAACAATGACCAGCAAAGCGGATGCATGATGATGTCAGTTGGAGTAAAGCCAGCTGCCATGATAGATACGCTCATATCAATTAGGTCTTCTGCGCTTAGAGTAGCGTTATATTCGCCATCAAAGCCACGTCCTGTTGGATAGCCTTCTTCGCCTTTGTTGAATTCTTTAGCATCGAATACTACGTGTCCGTGTGCATTGAACTCGTCGAAGATTACTTCTTCTTTTTTACGAGCCATTGCGCGGCCAGCAGCTTTCAAGTGTAATCCGATAACATCCCACTGGGAGTCAGAAATCATTTCGTCAGTGATTTGTACTTTTAAACCGTACTTTTTAACTTTAACATCTACAGTACCGATGCCTTGTTTAGTAAGGTTTAAAGTTTGGTTTGGATATTCCATACCTTCGCCGATTTCGAATGCACGAATAGCGCCAAAGTGGATGAATTCCATAGAACGTCCTTCGTTAAGTTGTACCTTTTGGAAGAACTGAGAAGCTAGTAACATTGGCTCAGCAGCCTCAGTAACAACTTGCGAGATTACTTTCGGGATTAAGATATTTGCATCAGCAGTTGTTAAAGCCTCTGATACACCTACACGAGCATCCTTAGATGGTTTGCCATCAAAAGACATCATTTTCGCATACTTTTCTACTAACTCTATGTTCATGCGAGTTTTCCTCCTTCAAATTCCTATATATATTGGATTTAGTTGGGAGGAGCCGAAGCCCCTCTCCCTTTGTTTTAATACGTTTTAATGATTAGCGTTGTAACAAGATACGAACGGCACCAACGGAACCAGCGTAATCCCACTCAGTTGGGATACCAGCAACTGGGTCAACTACTAACTTAGCATCAATAGTTAATGCTTTGATAGTAACTCCAGCTTCTAAGTAAACAACAACCATGTTTTGTGAGTAGTCAACGTGTACGTCTTTAGCAGCAACTGCTACACCGTCAGCTTTAACTACGATTGGAGTAGCTTCTGCTTTGTCGATTGGGTGACGTAGTTTGATGAATAATGCGTTGTTACGAGAATCAGTAGCAACTTTAACACCAGCGTCGATAGCATTGTCAGTAGAAGCAGTGAATGTTCCAGCTACGTCATGACCGAAAGTAATATCTCCAGCAAGACGTACAGCTTCGATGTGACCATCGTTGTTAGCATCTTTATCATAAACATCGTTCATAGCAATACCTGTAACAGTTTGCTTAGCACGGAAGTAACCATCAGTTAAGAATGGAATACCTTTGTTGATTACTGGGTTTAATAGTTTGTTGAAATCAGCTTCCCATCCACGAGTAGTGTAAGGAGCACCGTAAGGGTAAGCAGCCGCAGAACCATCTGGGTTTTTACCAGGTGATGGAGCAGTACCTTGAGCCTTTAAGAATGCTTCGATTTCAGGAATTTCCATTTCCATGTAGTATTGTAAGAAACCAGCTGGTGGAAGCTCACGCTCAGCAGCAAGTACTTGACCTACGATTTCGAATGGAGAATCAGTAGCAGTGTCTAACTTAACGAAGTTTCCATCTGCACCAGCTTTAACGAAGTCACCAGGTTGTAATTGGTTAGCATCGTTAGTACCATAAGCAGCACCGAACTTCATAGCTTTAGCAAAGCCTTGAGCAGTTGCAGATACAGCGTGTTCGAATAAAGGAACTTCGATGTACTGACGAGTTAAGATAGTTGGGTTTGGCTGGTTGTTACCAGAGAATCTGTCACGACGTTGTTCGTATACAGAGTGGTGTAAAACACCTACAGCTTTTTTAGTGTCAGCAACAGCTTGTTTAATAGTAGATACGTTGCGGCCAGAGATTGAATCATATTCAGCAGCACCTAGTTCTACGATTTTACCTTTTGCTAATACTACAGTTTGGTTACCTTCTGGACCATATTGGTAAATGAATGGTTCAGCAGCATTTGTCTTAGAGACAATCCATTTCTCACTTGGTGAAACTCCCTCAGAAACTACTAGGTTAGTATGGGATTTGCCACCAAAAGTGTAATCAGACTCAACATTTGGAAATAATGCCATGAGTTATGTCCTCCTTCTAATCCTTTAATATTATTTTCTTGCTCCAGGGCCACGGAATAAGCTAGCTAAAACTTCTTCTACGGACGGTGCATTTGTTGATTCAGTAATGTTTGTGCTATTAATGTTAGCAGCTGGGTTTTCTACTGGTGTTACTTGACGTACAGGAGCAACTTTAGGAGCTGTAGCAGCTTCTTTTAATAAGTCAGCTAATGTATCGTTAAGAGATTCAGTAGTACGTCCTACGAAACTAGCAATAGCTTCTTCGCGGTTAGATTCTTTGCCAAGAGACACACGTAAGTCAACTACGCGCTCAGCAACCATCTTGTGCATTTCAGTTGAAAGGTTAGCATTTTCTTCAACAACTTGAGTACGAGCAGTCTTTTCTTCTTCAAGAGAAGTTTCAAGAGCAGCTTTCTCAGCCTCTAAAGATTCTTTAGTAGAAGTTAATTCAGTAACCTCAGCTTCTTTAGCAGTTAATGATTCTTGAGCAGTAGCTAATTCAGCTTCTTTCTCAGAAAGAGTAGTTTCCGCAGTAGTTTTTGCTGTTGTAGCTTCTTCTACATCTGTTTTAAGCTGTTCAACCTCAGTTGTCAATGCTTCTTTTTCAGAAACTAGTGTAGCATTTTGTGTTTTAAGAGCTTCTAACTCTTCTTGCAGTGCTTTTACTTGTTCTTCTGTCAAGGTACTTTCTCCTCTCCTAGGCTCTTCGACTCCTTCTGCCAAGATTGACTTAGGGTCTACTAGCCATTCTGTAGTTTTCTTACCAAGATTGATAGTTTCTTTACCATTGAAGGCAAAGGATTCGGCCTGATGTACGACATCGGTGCCGCCAATAATCATTGCGTTTGAATCAGCAGGAACGTTCACCCATGATAATTCATCGAAGTATACGTTTCCGACAATCCATTCGGCAGTGACGCCATCATACGATTCGCCCTTCATGTGTCCACAGAATCCTTCGTTAATGATATCTGTTCCACATATAGAGCAGTATGCCGCGTCCGTGGTTGCTCCGATACTCACAGTAAGGAGCCTGCCACCAAGGATATCATCAATTGCGCTTTCCTGAGTAATCTTAGGAACAACGATGATTCCAGGTCTTCCAGCTGCTGTAAATTCAGCAAAAGCTGCGGCCTGAATACGTCCAGACGCTTCTGTGTTTACATCGTGGTTATAAATCACTGGTTTAGCAAATGGGTGCATCCAAGAATACACACCACTCTTTAGTGATTCATCACCTCTGAGTTTCTCAGCTGGATAACGTGTGTAGTTACGAGTAGTACCTGCATGAATCGCTTCGATACGTGGCATAAGGAAACGTTTGCCGTCTCCAGTTGACTCTTTAAAAGCCTTGCCACTCTCAGTTAGGATTCGAGGTTTTACCGTAACCTGCTCGTCTAATTTGCTAGGGTCAAAATCCAATCCCATGTATTTCACCCAGGCTACACCTCCTCCGCTGGCATATTCAGTTTTACTAGACACTCACAATTTGGATGGTGAGGTGGTAACACGTCCATCAAATTAGTGTCTGTCAATACCACTTGCCCTTGCTTATCTTTGCATTCTTCGCAATCATGTTCATGAACGACATCTACGGTGTCCAGCCCCGCATCTTTCGCTGCAATGGCTAATCCATAGTTATATGCTCGATAAAGCTCGGTCTGTGCAATAAATGATAGTCGATATTCATTAGAGTTAAATGCCCCTATTGCCCGTGCTACTCTTTCTTGCATATCTGTTTCTGTATAAGCGGATGCAAGAAGTTTCGTCATGTCGTCTACTAATCTGTTAACATACTTATCGCCTTTCTGAACAATCTGTTCAACAGCGAATGTTAAAGAAAGTTTTGACTGACCAGGCGTCTTTGTTTCCTCTCTCCCATGACTAAGACCTTTCATCATTGCCGAACTTACGTATTGACGATTTTGTCCTCTTAAAGACTGCCTTACGATTTCAACAGCGAATCCTCTGACTTGGTCAAAGCTTCTGCCTGCTTTAATCATTTGAACAACATCTTCTGAGAGGCTAGTCCAGAACTTCTTCATGGACTCTTTGTAACTACTAATTTGTAGCTCAGTAGTTAAGTTAACCATTACACTGCTCTCCGTCAACACTTTTTCATCAACTTTTTCTGAAAGTGTTCCATTTGCTGGTTCTAAGTCTGCCTTAGGCTTCCCTGGAGACGATTTAGTGCCGTGTTGGTTGGCTGGCTTGTCTTTGTTCGCCCCTGATGCTCCTGCGCTTGCAGTGCCCTTAGCGGCGGCCTGAGCCAATGCATTATCAGCTGCTTGTTGAGCCAATGCACCAGTAACCATATTAAACATTAAGCGAGTCTCGTCTGCTACTGGGTCTAATCCCATCATTTGACGCATCTCTTCATGAGTAATAGCATTTTGCATAAATAACTGAACGATATGGTTTTCTTTCTTCGTCTTAGCATCCAATTCGATTTCTTCAAAGAAGAATGTAACTTCGTCATCTGGATTCAATGTAGGGTCAAAGCCGCCCTCAAATAGAATCTCATTGAAGACATACTGTTGCATCTGTTGTTGGAATGCTTGTTGGAAGTCCTTAACGGCATCGAATAGGTCAGCCGCTTGGTTATCAGATGTAGATTTGTTGGCTGTGCCACCTACACCCATAACTGTATCGGAAACACCAAGACCAGTGAATACACGTTGACGATAGTAAGCTAAATATGGAGATGCGTCAATAGCAGAACCATTAGCTCCTACAACAGTAATATTGTGACGCTCTGGGACAACGATACCGCCATCCATAGGCATATCACGAATCTGTTCTCTGATATCTTCGATTTCCTCATCAGTAGCTTCGAAACCTGGCTTATCTAGGCCGACTTGATACTGGTAAAGAGGAAATAGATTTCTGTATACTAATCTAGCTACGTTTTCTTCCAATTGACGTAGAATCTGTACGTCATCCATTACGTTATAGATTAATGGTACGCCATAAGCTCTACCTGTTGGTTGTCTGTATACAAGGTGAACGATATCTTCCTTCTTAAAGGAAACGGCTGAACCGCCGCCTACATCCTGCTCATATCCTAAAATAGTACCAGTGGCATCACGAGATACCTTCATGGTAGTTGGAGGCAAGATGAAATAACCAGCGATAGGCTGATTACTTGTATACCCTGTTGCTTGTACACCAGTGGCTCCAGCTTGAGAACCTTTTGCTCTTGCTTTAACCAGATAGGCATTTCCAAAAAGCACAAAATCAAACGCTAATTGGCCCAATAGTTGGTCAATCGGTTTGCCTGTTCCTTCTGCCATTAATTTTAAACGTGTGTTTACATATTCTACAGCTGCATCATTCTTACCATTGAAGTCCCATCCCTGCTTAAACATTAGACCAGCATATTTATCTACGGCACGTCTAATATAGGAATCAGTGTGATAAGCACGTTGTATTTCATTTAGGTCGACTGGGTTGTCTTCGAAACCACTACCACTACCACCAGATGTGACAGCTTGACCTAGTTTCTTGATAGCTGTTTTCTTAGGGTCACGAGCCGCGGCCCCTGCTTCTTCCACTTTTGCTGTTCGACGAATGCCGATAGCTTCTTTAAATGAATCCCACAATCCCACGTGGAGTCACCTCCCTTTATACTGTTACACGAATATCTTTATAGTCTGGACGTAGTTCACAACGGACTAATCCTGTAGATGATGGTGCTAAACCTTTCATTTCAGGATAAGCATCCCAATACTCAACGAATGAGCCACCGACTACATAAGTACGTTTGTGTGGAACCAATTCTCCTGATTCGTTATCAAACATAAAGACGATATCAGAGTGTGATTGTTTACCATGTGTGTGTCCACTGAAATATAAATCTGCATTAGGTACTACCTTGTTAATCTTCTCTGCTGTGTTTGCTTTAGAACCAGTTGTAGCTCCGCCGCCTGCACCATGGAAGAATGCGCAATTGTAACTAAGGCCATTTACGATAATACGGAAGTATCCTTGATATCCGAAGTAAGGTACTTCTAATTTCTCTGCTAAGATTTCCATTGGGTTTAATCCAATCATGTTCGCAATACGCTCTTCATGATTTCCTGGCCCTACGCCTAGAATCTTTCCAGCCTCAGCAAGTGGCTTTAAGATTTCGGTGAGCATTTTAATTTGCTCTGGGAAGTTCATGTTTTCTTCAAACATTGCTTTCCCTACAGATACCTTTGTAGCTGTTTCAGCTAAATCTCCATTTAAAATTGTTACAGCATTTGGCACATCCATAATGTACTTAACAAACGCTTTAAAGTATTCTACATTTGCTTGTCTGTTTCCTAAGTGAACGTCGGTGATAGGTACAAGCACTAGGCCTTTCTCTGCATACAGTTCATCATCGAACTCATACGTGTGAATCTCTTTCCCCTTTTTCTTTACAGAGTCACGTACTTGATAGAAATACTCTAGTGAATCCCATTCTCCGCCTGTTGTTTTTGTTGATGCTTCCCCAAAAGCTGACTTGATTTTAGCCATTCTTTCTTCTAACATCTTCTTCTCTCCCTTTAGTTAAGATTGTTATGTTCCATGAAGTTAGCAACCCAAGCAGACAAACCATCTGCCTCAGGCCATACTTTGTTGGTATCCGTGGAGTATTGCAATACTTTGCCGATTAGTTGGTAGGCTGAGCGCGCCGCGTCCTTATCTATTAATGAGGTAAGTTTATCGGTGCGAACTTCGTTATCCATTCTATGAATCTTATAGAAATCGCTAGCCTGACTTCTGTACATCGTGTCAGCCTGCTCAATCCCGTCACTGATATGGGTAGCTACCGTAGCAAAATCATCGCTGCCAGGAATACCATCAAAATTATTCATGATGTCATATACTTCCCCGAATACTTCATTGCGTAGATGAACACCATTTACAAGAGTTTGATTTGTCTCCTGCTTTGAAGTTCTTCCAGCAATGCCCCTTAAGCTTGATTTCTTTACATCTGTTTCTGCTTTCTTACTGTCCACTGCTAATTTAAGGACAGCTTGCATCTTCTTAAGACCCGTTTGCATAGCATCCTTTGTACCGAACTGCTTTAATAGTCCGTATATGATGCTTTGTTTATCTTCTGAATACGGGTCAAAGTCAATCGAATTAATAATTAATTCAACGTTGTCATTTGTATCAGAAGCTTTTCTGCTCACTAAGTCAACTATTTCTGTCTTCGTAAACAATCTTTTTTCTTTCTTTACCAGTTGACGTTTAATGTCATCTAGTTCTTTTGACGCCTGCCAAAACCTATCAGAACCGTATTCTGTCTGGTATAGTTGCTCATAGATTTTCTCGTCTATTGCTTTTAATCGAAGTAATTGAGCATACTCGTCCGTCATCGCTTTCTCTTTTGCTTTAATGGCGTCCATATTAGTATCGTCTACCTTAACTTCGTTTGGAACCTCATCTATAGATACTATTTGGGCAAATAATCCCTTGTTCATGAAGTCGAGCATGTCTGCCCAGTCATTCTTCAATTCAGCAGCATCTGTGTATAGCTCTGCATTAAGAGTGCCATTCACATCAGCCATGTAGTCCTCATATGCTTCTTGTATAAGGGTGCTGCTATCTGATTCAGGTACTTCAAAAGTTTTCTTATATAAGTCAAAAGGGATACTGTCCGTAATCCCTGAGTAGCCCAATTCATTGGCAGCCTGTGCTATAGCTTCTTGGAATGCAGGTGCAATGGGCGCGGACACATCTTTTAGCTTTTCAGCTAGTGTCGCTTCCAAATTGTTGATTCCCTGAATAGCTTCTACAACATCTTCCCATACAGAGGCAATAGTGGATTGATTAATCTCTTGGAGAAAATCATAACCTTGACTAGCCGTATCAACGGATAAGCCAAATGAAGCATCAACCTTAGGCTGTTTATATTCTATTTTTGGCCGATAATTGATGTAATCCCGTTCATACTGCGTGTCAATACCTGATTGACCAATTTCAAATTCATCATCTTTTAATGCCATAATTACACCCTCTTATATTTAGACTAAAAAAAGGGTAACCGCAGGGTAAGGGGAGGGAGAACCCCACGGTTACCTAAAAAAGGGAGAGGGAGGGAAAATGACTTGCAGAGCAAGCCTAGGGAGTATGTGAAAGGGAGGAGGGGGACCTCCCGTATCACCGAAGTGATTACCAACGACTACGCTTAGGCATAGAGCCTTTACCACCAGAACCTCTAGCGCCCCAACCTAATGAGGTACGCTTTCCACCACCTGTAGCCACTTTGCGTGGAGGCGGAGCACCTGGCTCATCCCACTTCTCGATGTACTCTTGTACTTCTTTCGCGGTATTACCATGTCCTTTGTAGATTCTTCCTAATGGGTCAACAAACTTGACGTTCGCAAAGCCAACATTAGTAGCAGCTTTAACTTCTATGATAGTTTTAACAATATCAGGGTGATGGTCTAAGAAGGCCAAGATACCCAGCATCATACCATCTAATGCGTGTTCATCATCATTGTTGTACGTAGGTTCCTTTGTCTTAGGAGATACACGCTCTACTGTGTAGTTCGTCATCTGTCTAGCAATGGTTTCGTCAATATTCCTTGAAGGAATAGCTAACTGTCCACGTTCCAAGATGAGTGTCGTTTGGTTTACAATGAACGGCTTAAGTGGTTTCTTATCAAACTCACGGCTATATGGGTCACGGACTTCATAAGACGCTCCTAGATGGATACCGCGTACTTTGTCTCCTAAAACTTTACGGAGCATTTCCACTTGGTATTCGCCAGACCCTCGGTCCGCATATATAGCAAACGGATTATAAATTCCGTCCAGTTCAATAATCTTCCTTACCGCATTGTCGTATGTGAATTCACCTTTAGGAATTTCGATACGATTGATAACTTGGAAACGTCCGTATTTCACGACGCCCTCACCATCAACCTCTGGGCGTGGTCTTCTCTCAAGGAGAGGATTCCATTGTGTAACAACGATTTGAGTCGCTGCTCCATACTTATCCCAGTCGATACCAAAAGCGATTGGAGCATCAATCTTTGGTTGACTAAGGAGAGCGTAACCATTTGACGCAGCTTCGTCAATATAATCTTTGTTGAATACCCCGACCATCTCTGTACCGAACTCAGCGAGTACCTCATGTTCAAACGCGACTTCCGTATATAGGCCCCGTAATTCCTTCTCCATCGCAGGTGACCACTCAGGGTTAACCATTGTTGGGAAGTAGAATTCCTGCCAGCCTTCTGCTGTGTCACGGTCATAAGTGTTGATATTAAATTGATTAGCAAGAGGGCCTTTAGCCTCTGGGCCACCCATAATCATTTCTACTCGTTGATTGAGCTTTTGCTCAGTACAGATTTGATAGAATTTCCCACGACGACCAGTAGGAGTCGAAGCCACCATTACGCCGATACGCTTAGGTGCCTCAAGGGTAATCGCATAAATTGCTTCAAAGTCTTTGTCTCCGAGATAGTCAACCTCGTCCATATATAACCAAGAGGCTTTCTGACCACGGAGCGAACCACCCTCAGTACCACTACGAGTACCTGCTGTATATAGCTTAATACGAGACTTATTTTTGAATACAATCTCATACGGTGAACGACGGATAGATTCGACTGATGCCTGTAGTACAGGATTATTGTTGATGAAGTTATTCAACTGGTCAAATATCTCACGAGCCTGAGTATCATATGGTGTTGCTACTAGGCATGTTGCGCCCTTCTTCAACTCAGTACCGCCATTACATGTGAATGCTACCCAAAGCATGTGGGCTGTCATTGTCCATGTATTGTGAACAAGAATATCTTCAACTACTAGATTATGGGTTTCTGGTACAAACACATCGTAAGTTTGCTGATTGCCCATAGGAATAATATCAGTAACTTCTTCCCAGATGACATCAGAACGAGCTAAATCATATAGGAATGCAGACTCGAGATTGTCAGCATAGGTTTTAATCTTCGATAAGGTAGGTGCTTGGTTAGGACGTAGACGTTCATCTTTGCCGCCCGCCACCTGAGCCTTAGACATCTTCTTCTCTTTACGCTCTTCATCAATATACTTCCAAACCTCTTTAGGAACAGTATGCTCCATAATCTCAGTAGCTTCTGCTTCATCTAGTACAGCATCAATAGCAACATCAGCACCAAACATGCCAATCTCTGAACCGAATAGAAGCAATGACTCTCTTCTGTGAATCATTAATTGATAAATAAGCTTTGTCTTACCTTTATATTGTTGTTTCTTAGTTTGCAAGTTTGATTGGATACCAAAGCGCAATAGAAGGTGCTTCATGTCCACAGCTAATTGCTTATGAGATGTAGCAAATCCAATTTCAGGACGAGAACCTGTATAAGCCCATCCATTAACTGCATATAATCTATTAAGATATAAAGCCAATTGTTCGCGGTTTAGCCTAAAGACATCACTCATTACTTTCTTGTTAACAATACAATCAAGTAGGACTCCGCCCACTGGCTGTCCTTTGTCATAGTGACGAGCTGCTTGTGTAGGAACAACTGCACACGTATTAGCTTTGTTTACTTGCTTAATAGCCTTTAAGCTCTTGATATTCATCTTTTCAGTTGCCTGAATAAAGTCATCTAATACAGTGGCAGACTTAGCACTGAATGTTAATTGAGCGCCATTCCAGTAACCGCCAGCAGTTAGATAGGCATTTATCTTAACTTCCTCTTCATCCCACTTTGCATCACCAAAATGAGGTAAAGCTGTAGGGGTTGCGATACGCATACCTTTCTTTAATGCATCAACTTCTACCCATCCATCAAGAGTGAGTACAGGGTGATTACCTGTTAGTTGTACCTCGGCGCCATATTTCGTGCGTACTAAAAATGTTGGCTTTACGCCGTTGTCCTCTACGAAGAATGCTTCGCTAGGAACAAGATGATACTTTTCATCTAATGTAATTAATGACGGTTTTCCTCCGTCTTTTTGTTGGTGGAATAATTCTTGGACTGTCCAGTATTCCCCAGTTACAGGGTCAAGGACACGTTGGTTTTCTACAATACACTTACCGATACGTCGTCCGCATCGCAATACTTTACGGTGGTGTGGATGCCGAAGGATTTGTTCCTGATACCAACGAGGGGCCTCACCTAAATGGTGAGCTGCCCACTTCGCTGGGTCACGGAAAATCTCCAACATTTCTTCATCATGTCGAGTAAATTTCCGAGTCTCAGTCATTACTGTCGGTTCCAGTTATTATTCAGGATACGTGCTTCTCCACCAAGAGCACTACGTGCATTAAGTTTGCTACCTTGAATCGCTTGAACGGCTGCTTGACGCATTGTAAGCGCACGTTGGCTATCTTGATAGTTACCTCCAACTTGTCCATTAAGATGTGCAGTACTCCACCATGACTGCTGTTTTTGATACCATTGATATCCTGCACTTGCTACCTGAGGTACTGCACTTGCAATAGAATATGCAGTCATAATACCAGGTGCTGTATACCATAGAGCAGTAGATGCGCCCGCCTTTAATACCGCTGTACCAGCGTCATCTCCAGCTGACATGTTCATAGCTGCATCTATTACTCCAAAGCCAATATTACCTTTAGTTAAAAGTCCACCAGCTCTCGCTCTCATAGACCTTGTGCCTTGTGAATTAGCCATTTATATTACCCCTTTCTAGCATTGTGTAGACCGAATACCATCTGTCCATTAGCTCCTAGTGTTGGAGCATTAGACAATGGAGCTTGAGGAGTCGTAGCGACTCCATCTGCATCCATGATAGGTGCGGTTCCACCATAGCTTACCTGTCCGAGTCTTGGCGCTAACGCCGTTTGTTTCATAGTGCCGTATCCAGCCCAGGCTCCAAACCCAACAGCAGCAACAGCAATAGCAGTGCCTGATTCTCTCTTACCTGTCCAAAGATTAGCGATACCAGGGTCTGTGTCTTTCACCATTTTTTTGCCAATGAATTTTGAGGCTTTAACGACACCATCAGCTGCTATATCAGTAGGCTTACCTAGCTGATGACTAACAGCACTAAGGTACTTTCCAAATTTACCTGCCATAGCGAATCACTCCTTAGCTTCTCTTCTGTTGGTTCATAAATGAACGAGCCAGACCAGAGCTTTGACGGTTGTTTAAGATAGAGATAGCTTGTTTGCTGATTTCTCCATCATGGTTCATAGTGCGCCACATTGTATTAGCTGAACTCAAAAGACCACCAGTGCTTCTGCTCGTCTGTGCAGCAAACGGGTTCATGCTCATTGCACCAGTTGCTCTCATAGCTGTACGATAAGCAGCTACGCCGACTGCACCATTAAATGCACCTTGCTTAGCGCCATCCCAGAAGCTACCACCTTGTAGTGCAGATGATGTACCGCCGATGACACCGCCCCATGCTGCACCTTTAAGAGCACTACGTCCCATTTGTCCAAGAACAGTTGCACCATTCTTCATAGCATCATCTTGTAGATTACCTACGGCCCAACCTCCCATACCATTGAGCTTTTCCATCATTCCCATGTTTAGGCCTGCGCCGCCACCCTCGTTTCTCCAAGCTCTGGTATCTTCTGCTGCTTCTTTAGTAATCCTGCCATAGCCTTTGATAACGCCTTTTACGTTTACCATCCTACTTCATCTCCTCATTAAAATGATGTATTATATGTAGGCATATTTGCTTTCGCATTGCCCATTAAATGGTGACCGATTCTATCATTAAACATATCAATCGCCATTTGTCCCATATCTACATGTCCATAAGCATTCTTCGCTTTGTCTTTCCTTTGACGATTCATCTTCTGAGTAAGGTTACGTTCTTCCTGTGCTTTCATTTCTCCTGTTTGCTGCTTATCGGAGAAGTCCTGCCCCACATCCATTGCTGTTGCAACAGCAAAAGCACCAAGTCCAATTAACCCAGCTGTTTTACCATTTCGTGCCCAGCTCTTAATCTTCTTTACCCTACGTAGTTCCTCTTCGGATAGTTCATGCTGTATTTTCGGCATTTCCTTTCCTAGGTCACCAGTAGTAATAGAGATTCTTTTTCTGGTTTCAGGCGCAGGCTCAGGCTTATCACGAACAAGCCTTACTCTCGATTCAGTACCCTCAACGTCTGCTTTACTAACGTCACTAGCAGTGAATATCTGATTGAGACCCCAGTCAACTCCTAGGGCTACGCCAGCACCACCAGCCATCTTAGCAGTACCAGATAGAGGATTATCATCTGTGTCATCAGCATTCGCCTTTATGAGTCCAGCGACGGCCCCTACACCAGCAATAACCTTCCATCGTCCACCAGGTTCAACCTTACTCACATTCATGATGCGTCTAGTAATCTCTGAATCATCTATGTCCTGAACTGTGAACTTAGGATTCATTCGAACCATTATTCGTCGCCATCCACGTCATCGTAATCAACGTCAATAATTTGACCAGGTTTCATAGTACCAGCGATTTGAGACATAAGTTGAGAAGCATAGCTTGATGGGTCAAGAGATAAGGTAAGTTTGTCTCCTGCTTTATCCTTACGAGTTGAATTCATAAGCTCTAAGATTTTAAAGCGTTTAGTCATAATCTTATCTTTATATTCAGTCGCTTTGGACAATTGAGGAGCTGTAATTGCTTCGCCGCTTTCTGTTACGGAAACGACTACATCTTCTACGAAGTCACCTTGTACGGCAATTTTGTTTTCTGCACGGAATAACTGAACATCATAGTCAATTAAATCCTTTACTAGGCTCATATCAACTACGTTTGATTCATCAATACCAAACTCTTGTTGATACTCTTCGTATTTCTTAAGAATCATGGCAATCTCTAAAGGGCAGCGTTCGCCTTCTGGTGCTTTCTCCATTTCAACCAATGGACACACAGAAGCATACGGGCACTTCTCACCTTTACATAACATAGGAATAGAAGCATATAGTCCATGTTTAGTCTGGGCCATACCCACCGCTAATTGGATTGCTTCTCTACCTTTATCAGATAATTTCCATGCTCTTGGCATTTCTACGTTTGTAAGAGCTTGCTGTTGTTGCATTTGCATCATCAACTGTTCTTTTCTCGTAGACATATCGTCACATCCTTTCTTAGGCATTAAAAAACCAGGACACCTGACCTTTTGTCGGAAGCACCCTGGAGTGTTAGGATTAGGGTCAGGCATCTCTATCGACACCGTAACCACTTATATGTAAATTTGCAATAATAATGTTGACATTGAGGAGAATATAAATAAGGAGGTGATTTTATGGGAATAAGAGTCCTTGCCATACTGCTACATATAATGTCTTCTGGTCTTGCCCTAGTAGTATCTGAATCACAAACACAGAGAATACTTAAAGTAGTCAGGAGCTATAACATGGCGCTTATCATTCCATTTGTAGTAGGGGCAATCGTTGCACCAATTGGCACCATTGTTATTCTTAAGAAGGTAAACAAAGGAATACAGAAGATACAAGAAAACAACCAAATGTTAAAAGGAGGGTTAAAGTGAGGAAACCACGAATGCTAGCACCCCCATGGATGATATGGTTTTTCTTCTTATCTCATTTAGCTATGTGGATTGTTTCTTTTGGTCAAACGTTTTGGATTGTTTATGAATTGAAGAAAGAATTAACGATGCGCGGTTTAAGAAAAAGAAAATAAAAAAATAATTAACAAAAGAGGTATCATTCTCTGGCGGCTCTGATTTCACTGAATCTTTATTAGCCCGTAGAAGATACCTCTTATTGCCGAAGGCAACGCGCGCGGCGCGCTTTTTTATACCTAACTTACGTCCGATATTTTACTGCCTCTATATATAATATTACGTGTTTTCAGGGGTCTATTACACACTACCCTATAAATTTTTTGTAATTTTTCCATTTGTCCATACACGAATCGCACATAAGGGCAATGCTATACCCCATGTTGTCCTGTATCTTGACTGATGTGGCATTATCGAATTCCCCGAAACCGTGATTGCAAGAGATGCAACTCTCCGTCCTCTTAACCTCGATATAGCAGTTCATAGATTCCTCCTTGATTTATTCCTGATAATTCGTCGGAAAAAATCTGCGTCGTTTTTTTTATCTATTATCTTCTACTATAACCAGTCTCTTATTCCCTTATACGTTCTTATATATACCTATTACCCTTACCTTATATATATCCCTTACTATTACCCTCTATAGGATTATATGCTATGGGGCTTCGCCCCTAGCTACTCTCCTAATCCATGTTTATTCCCGCCCCCACTCTTTGCTCTCTCTATCCTCTATTCTCTGTATCACATGCATACCGAAATATAAGACAAAAGTAATCAGTGCTATAGGAGATATTATATATAAGATAAGATATATATTCATAAGAATATCCCCATGGAATAACCCCGACAGCATTGTTCCTAAGGCTATATAGAAAGCAGCTTCTAATTTCATTTCTTTACCTTCTCCCATATTATATATATAAGAACAAAAGGGGTTGTCACGCATACATGGAAGACTAACATCCACGTACCTATCATATCCGCATTCATTGGTTCATCGGCCCGTTCTCTGTCCAGTATTTCCTTATAGCGTTATTCCCCATATCTGCAAAGATAAAACCAGTCCCATCATATATAAAGTCAGTAGGGTAATCCATTTCTACCTCGTCATTAAAACCATCGACGAATCCACGGCGGCTTCCTATTATAGGCTTCAATTCATTAGCATCCAGCCCTATAGGGTTATCATACAGCACTGCTTTCACTTGGTTTTCCCAGGCCACCATATATAAGCCATCATCCTTACCAATCCATATATCAGAAACATAAGTCTTAGGGTCACCGAATTCCCAAGCTACCTTTGTCTCTCTAGGGAATAAGGTCTCCCATAATACATAACCCATAGTAGTAGCTATAAAGATTTCATTATCCCCATGTACATAGAAGTTATAGGGGCTAGGCATAGGCTTAGTAGGGACTATTTCTTCCACCACGCCGCCTTTTGTGGTATCATACCTAGCAATATTAAACTGCTGACTCTTATCCATGAACATAAGGTACATATAATTGCCATGCTTCTCCATTCGGAAGATGTCAGACAGCCTCTTATTCTCCATATATGTCTTAATCTTTGGTGTATAGGATGTTATACGCCCATCTTTCACCAAAAATACGTCTTCATTGTTGGATATATATACATTGTCGTGTATAATGACTAATCCAGTAGAGATGAAGTACCCGTTTCTTCGGGTAATCTTATTCTCAATTAGGTCAACGACGGTCTTATTTTGTTTGCCGTCGAAGACCCTTAGCTTAGCACTGGATTGACTGCCGTCTACAAAGTAAATGTTGTGCTTAGAATCCACTCCTAAGGCTCTAGGATGGTCCATAGTACGTTCTGTTTGACCTTGTGTTCCATTGCCCCAGATAGTAGTTACTTGCCCTTCCTGACCCTTCTGAGCAGTCTCAGAGATGGTAGTAGAGCCTTGTACAGGAGCCATCCAAGGCGCATCTTCTGGAGCCTGGTATTCTACATTGTCAATGCTTGTGCCCTGTCGTTTGTTAGATGTTTTATGTGAAGTAGCCTCTGTCGAAGAATCGGCGGCCACCGTAGGTGGAGATATCTGTACTACAGCCTGCTCTGGTTTAGGATGTTCCTGTACAGTAGTAGGTTTCTCAACTTTTTCCTCGTGTATTCCTAGTAATGAACCAATACTTAGCCATATTGAAGCCAAAATTTCTTTCATATTATCACTCCTTATTCTAATTCTTTCCATTTTTTTAATTATAATACCATAACCTTAAAGTATTTACAATGAGGTTAATGTATGTTATGATATGGTTAAGAAGAAAACATCGGGAGCGATTATTATGTATTATGTAGGAACCTTTTGGAGTCAGACTTTCATTTATCATACAGAGGATGAAAACGTAATGTTCGGTCCTTTTGATAGCAGCTATGATGCAAACTTTGTTTGCGAAATGCTTAACAGCGGTAAATTAAAAATGGAGCTGGCATCTTATGGCAAAGAAAGTACTAAAGACACGCACACAGTTTACTAGTACGCTCAGGAATGAGCTGTATGAAGCTTTAAAAGAACTGTCAGACCAAAGTAAGGTTCCAATCTCAAAGCTGCTAGATGAGGCTGTAGAGGCTTTACTGGAGGTACGACAGGAAAGACGCAAATAGCAGTAAAACGCGCCACGGATTTATTTTGGGTCTAAAGGTTAAAAACGCGGCACATTGGGGTTTTTTAATTCAGTTATTACTTGGTTTATCTACCATTTCACATTTCCTTTTTAGAGGCTCCTTATGGGGTCTCTCTTTTTTTGTATAAAATTGGCTTTCGTTGGTTATCTTATTAGCACCAATATCTTTTGCTTTATTGTCAAGGGACTTCCTTATTTTAGGAGGTCTCTTTTTTTATGCTCACTTCCATTAGTTTGCTCCCAAACGACATCCTCTATATAGGGAAAAAATAATAAAAAATTCCAGCGGCAAGGTATGTTATTGGTGTTTGGTGGTGAAACGTTCCATGCCCACCCCCTTGCACACAAACTAATCGAAAGAAGGAATTTAAAATGACAAAGGTATATCGTTACATGAGCGTAAAGGAATTAAAAATGATTATGAATGGACAAACAGTAAAAGGTCAATTACAAGAAGATGTACGTTCAAGCACTGATAATGAAGCTAATGTATGTTTCTTAGGTGAAGTAACTACATTCAGAGAGGTTGGAGAAGACCATGCATATACTGCTGACCAATGCTATGAGTTCTTAAGTGGTATTGTATCAGAGGAAATACTAGTTGAATTCGAAACAAATACTACACTACAGCATGGTAGGGGTAGATATGCTAGTCCATATGGCTTTGGTAGTACATCTATATACATTGATGAGTATTATGTACCTGAGTATAGCACAGTGGACTTCACTATCACTAGGTATGGTACACCAGGGTATGATTTCAAATGGCATAGATATAGCCGTTTATCTATTGCACTACGTCCATTAACAATGCGTGTATCTAAATGGGTAAAAGGAATTAAGAGTAAAAGAGAATTTAAGAAGATGTGTAAAGCTGCTGGTATTAATGATTAATAGTGTACAACTATGGGGCCTACATGTGTGGGCCTCTTATGGTGTCTACTATTAGGCATACAATTATATGAGGTGATTAATATGAACAAAACATTAACAGTAATCGAGAAATGCGAAAGAATGGATGCTAATGCACCTAAGTGGGAGATATGGGTAGGACAAGAGCTAGTATGCACTGTTGTATTCAGACAGTACCTAGAGGCTACTATTGCGTACTATAGAAAGAAACTAGCACAGTAGTATGTATACACATATATATGGGGTGCTATATAGGTAGGGGTGTATATAAGGGGGTCTCTATAGAGGGGGCCTTATATAGGGGGGGTCTAT